TATACGAATACCAGTTCCTGTTGTTGTATCACTTGTGCAGTTCTGAATATATGGTCCTTTCCACTTACCACCTCCCACATTTTCTGCAATCTCAGTGGTGGGGAAACCCACAGCAGCAGCGGGGAATAAATGTCCACTAAAAGTCATGTTTGCTAATTTATCACCTTTCCTTACGTGGAATAAATCTTTATCTGTTGTATTTGGAAGTACCTTAACAGATCTTTGATCATCTCCCACAATAGAAACAAATGCTGGAACTTCGATAGGATTTATCTCAACATAATTTCCAGAAAGAACTTTGACAACGGTTCCTGATTTTGCAATCCCAACAGCAGCTGCAATCGTTAATTTTGCATTATCAATCGATGTCCCATTGTTTGTATCTAAACCATCCTTTGCAACATAAAGAACATTGGGTGCAGAGTTAATACCTGTTGCTGCAGAGTTGATGGTAACATTTTCACCAATATTAACTGTGGCATTTGTAATCGTAACAATACCAACACTAATTTCTTCATTGTCACCATCAATGGTAATAGAAGATTCACCAACAGTAAGAATGCCAGTAATACGAGTATTACCTTTAACTAGAAGTGTAGTTCCAGAAGAACCAACATTTGCACTACCAATAGTAGTGACTCCTAGTAATGTTGAGTTTCCAAGAATATTTAAATCCTTCCTACCAGTGATAATACCAATAGAATCAAGATTGGTAATATCCTGTTTGGTTATAGTTCCTGCTACAGAAAGATTACCTGTTATCTCTGCGTCACCCTGAACAAATAGTTTCTTATTTGCTACTGCTTCAGCACCAACACCAACATTCTTAACAGTATGAATTCCTACACTATCTACTGCCCATGTACCACCAACACCTGCTGATCCACCACCACCTTCAGCAAATTTAAATTTCTTTCCTGCAGGTCCGTTTATATCAACCTGAAGAACCATTCCATCATATGCATTGAGGTTAGTAGCAACCCCAACGATATCATCAAGATACTGGAGATTTGTTTCTCCACCACCACCTTGAGCACTGATTAGATTCTTAAGATACTCTAGCTCATGACGTATCTTTTTAATATCAGGATCATCAACATTCTCACGAATTTCTTGTTTAGTCTTAAGTGTTCCAAGAACTTCTAGTGCCTGATCAACAGCATCTTTTTCTTCTGTTAGTTCTGCTGCTACTGGTTCTGGTTGAATAGCAACTTCTTCTACCTCAGAAGATGTTGGTCTTAACCAATCCTCCAAAGCTGCTATCTGTCTTTTTTCTTTTTCTTGTTTGTACTGTGTTTGTGCTTCTTCTTTTATTTTTTTCTGCTTCTCTTCTTCAATCTTTCTTTTCTCTTCTGCTTCTATTCTTCTTTTTTCTTCTGAAAGTCTCTTTCTCTTAGTTTCCCTATCTTCCTTCTGCTCTTTCTTGAGATCTGAAACCTGAGTGAAGAATGATACAGACTCTAATGGATTATCACCCACAACTGTTTTTATTTTATCTTCCTCTATCTTTTTCTTCTTCTCGTCTTCTTTTTTAGATTCTATAAACTTTTTCTTGACATCAGAAACTTCCTTGAAAACAGAAGCAAGAGGATCTTCTCCAACAAGAGATTTGAATTCCTCTTCTTTCTCTTTCTTGGCTTTACCGATAGATGAAAAAAACTCGTTTAGATCTTCGGTCATTTGTCTCCATTCTGTTTGAGAAGTTTTGCAAGATCAGCAGTAGATCCTACAAACAATGCATTATTAACGGTTGTTGGTTTTCTAGAAGATTCCTCTTCTACATCCTTAAGTTTTTTCTGAAGATCCATCAACTTATCAGTGGCATCAGAAACACTCTTAATGAGTTGTCCAGCAACTTCATATGCTCTTGGCATTTCACTGTCTTGTGCAAGTTCAAGAATACCATCAATAGCCTCTTGACCTTTCTCTATTATACTATAAAGATTGCCACGAGTATACTCATAGTCCCTTGCAATATCATCCTTTTCTACTTTAACTGGTACAGTTTTCTTTTCTTTTTTCACCTCAATTTCAGTCGAAACTTCTTCAGCTTCAACATCAAATGCGTCATTTAATTTATCAAAGTTCTTTTTCATAATTAGAACCCATCAAATCCAAAGTTATCACCAAACTCTATAAGTTCATTATCAGCAGCAGTTATATTCTTAACTCCTGTACCTAGAACATGAATAGCAGCAGTAGAACCATCTTCACCTCTTCTGACGGTAAGATCATTATTCTGTATAGACTCTACATAAATTTCTTCAGTATCAATGTATATGTAACTGTCTTTGGTAATACCAGAAGCATCAGCAACAGTTATAATTGTTTCTGTGACATCTACATCTTCTGCTATTGTTGTTACAGGAGTGTCTCCATATGCTCTAGTTGCCCTTGGAGTGACACTGTAAGTCATCTCTCTGGATGGTGCAGGAGTTCTACCACCAGCAACGTATCCAACAGTAACCTTCTTGATAATATCCTTACTAGTATCAGTTTGAACAGGACCGTAGAAGTAGGTCTTAGCAGTGAATCTCATTGTATAGATAAGAGCTCTTCTTGTAGAGAAGTCACCTTCATAATCATCACTTGATGTGATTGAAGTAAGTATAATAGGAATATCTCTTTTCTCTCCGATAGTAGAAACTAAATCTACTGTCATTGTATATGCTGGTTGGAAATATGGAAGTATCTGTTCTACAACCTGAAGCATATCATCATTCAACTTAGTAAAGACACTAAGTTCAAAATCCAAATTATAAGGTACTGGTAAATATGTTTTTGCTATCTTCTTTTTATCTGCTGCAACTGGACTTAAAAATGTTTGAGTAGTTGTAGATTTTCTACTAGGATCATAATTTAACCCTGTCATCTCAAATGACATTCTAGGCAAACTAATCTGAACAGATTTACTTAAATCTGCTTGTTGTTCTAAGCGTGCTAAAAACTTCTGAGTAGGACCATAAGCAAGAGGAACTTTCAACGTGCTTACAGTTGTATCAGTTTCATTAGCGTGCTCAATTTTAATATTATTAAATAACGAACCGAACCCAATAATGGTCCTTCGCATTATTTCGTGATAAAAATATTCAAACATTGGTAAAGCTCGGTGTACTACCTGATAAAATATTTAGGGCATCCCGAATGGGTTGGTTTGGGAGAAGTCAATTATTGAATCTGCTGCTGTTTCAATTTCATTATTTTTTGCAAATCCATCCTTAGAAAACTCTTCAGTAACCTTCCTATATTGGTGAGTTGCTCCTGATTCACTACCAGTGAGTATCTCACCATTAGTAAATGTTCCGTTAGCAATAGATACCTCTAATTCATTTGTGGTTGAATCCCAAGACTTAACTCTTGCAGTCGTACCACTCTGAGATCCAGTTACAGTCTCATTGAATATATAGTCTCCTTGGTTGCCCATATAAGGAGAAGATATAGTAACAGAAGGTGCTACGGTGTATCCAACACCAGCATCTCGGATACCAATCTGAGTAACAATACCAACTGTATTAAGGTATGCAATTGCTACTGCTGTATTGATTCCTGTTGGGTTGTTACTAATAGTCACTGTAGGAACATTAGAGTAACCAGAACCACCACTGCTTAGAGTAACGATACCAATAACACCATCAGCAATACCAGATGTAGCTGCTGCTCCTACCCCTCCACCACCGTGGAAAGCAATAGTTGGTGCAACTGTATATCCAGAACCTGGATTGACCAAATCTACACTTTGTACTTTACCTGATGTTGTACCATCACAATCAACAATATTGGATATCATCGTTGCGAATCCTACAGCAGTTATACCACTAGAAGGTGCAGATGAAATAGCAACTCTTGGTACATTCAAATAATTATGACCTCTATCCGAAATATAAATTGATCTTACACCACCATCATGAACTCCAATAACAGTTGCAGATGCAGTAGATCCAGATCCAATAAGTTGTAGAGTTTCGATATAACCAAACTCTTGAACATTATCATCTACAGTATCGATACCTGTATCAACAACCTCATCCTCATAACGGAAGAGTTCACATCTCAACTCATAGACATAATTCTTCTGAAGTTGGTAGAATGGTTTCTCATGCTCAACAAATTTAATCTCAAATAACCTATCACCAAGAGGGAACCAAATTAGATCTCCTTCCTTTGGTCTAGATGCTAATTTTATATTTGGTATGTTCTTTATCAATGGAGTAATATAGTTTTCAAACCTATCTTTAGATATTATCAATCCTAAGTCATGCAATCCCTGTACTCCAAACTTTGACATCAATACACCTTGACCCTCATAACCATCGTAGGTGTCCACGTATGCCTCTAGAGGGATAGCATTTTCAAACTTAGACTCAATGACCTCAGTGATCACTGTATTGCTTGAAACGTAGGTTCTAGGGATATAATAGACCTCAACTCCGTACATACGAAGTTGTTCGTTTACTAGATCTTGAACTAGATTCTGTTCAGATCTAGCTCCTTGCTGGAAATATGGATTAAGAACCATTATACTAACCTATCATGTCTAATGGTGGAAGCTCATAAGTATTGGACATATTTTCTAGTATCTTCTCTAAGTCTTTCTGAGCATCTTCATATATCTCACGACCATTTAATTCTACTCCACCAGGTAATTTAACACCTTGGAATTTAATGAGATTCTGACCCCATTGTTTTTTGATTAAAGCAGTAGCATATGGTTTTAAGAAAGAATCATTCCATACTCTAGGATATTCTGAAGGATTAAGTAATCGGAAACAATCTACAATGATCCAATCACCAACACTCATACTTCCCCAATCAATATCCATATACAATCTATCTTGTCTCTTATTAAATCTTATTTGCTTTTCAGTCGTAAGCATAAATTCAATATCCTGAAGATATGTTTTGACCATAGCATAAGATAAAAGTTCTGTAGAACCCCAATAGTAAATATCATTCAAGAACATCTGATACTTAACACTAAACATATTGTTAGTGATAGTATTAGTTCCATCAAAATGAAATATCTTAGTCACACCAATTACCTCTGGGGGCATTGGTAAGTAGTTACTGTTTTCTTCAAAACTAAATTGAGTAGTAACACCGACTGGCACATTTACAGTTGTTGTTACAATTCCAACTGGATTATCATCATCTCCTCTAGCTTTACCTCTATTAATATCATCCTGTGTAATCTTATACTTCATATAAGTTTGATACACACCATCAAAATGACGTTCCTGAAAATACTGAACGGCATCATCTATAAGATCTTCTATCTGTTCTTCTGCTACGTTTACTTCTAATACAGGCGCACCAAGTTTTCTCTTACAATAATCAATTAACTCTCCTCGTGTCTTTGGTTGCGCCATTTATCTATGAGTAGTTCTTTCAATTGTATTTAGTATGTTAGTGGAGCCGATGATATACCTGCAATTACTAACACATTTCCAGATATTATTTTATACGTTGTTGCACCAGAACTCACTAAAACATCATACACATATCTACCTTCTGGTATATTATTAGTATCTGTTGAACCCAACGATATACTAAAATCTCCACCTGCTGCACTTGTAAATCCAACATTGAAAGTCTTCAATGCATATGCAGAAGATCCAATTGCAACACTCTTAGCAAGTTGTGCAGAACCAGTCCATCCAGTAGTAGTTGCTATTCCAACTGCATTTGCAGTAGAGAAATCCCATGCACCACCTGAAACATTAACAACAGAATAATCACTTTTAAATGTTGCTCCAGCATTTAAAGTAAGATTTACTCCATAAGCAACCCCAGAAGTGGGATCAAAAGTAATTGTATTTTTAGCCATTTGTTAGTGCCTTCAGTAGAAATTTGATTTCATTAATATCATCCTTTAATGAAGCTAATTCACGTTCAACATTATCCATTTTTTCTCGACTCCTCAATCTATTTTGACGTTGAGAAATATACTTATCATATTCACTAGAGTCAACATTAAGGATAGCAGTGCTATCCTTTTCACGTACTAAACCAGAATGACCCTTTACGTTGATGTGTTTCATATTATGCTAGTGAGATAACTCTGAGATCTTTAACTCTAGGTGGTTGAGCAGCATTTGTAGATGTTCCTACAAGTTTGATACTGAAGTATCTGAAACTTGCGAGATTATCAATAGTATATTCATAATCTTTATAAACAACCTGAGAACTAATGTATGCTAATTTATCAGTCTTAGGAAATACCTTATCTGGCAATCCATTATTCTTAGAAGGATCAATAATTTCACCTGATGGTAATAGGTTAGTATGACCTGGGAAAGGATTATAAATCAATTCCTGATCAGGATCATTTGATATTGCATAGAATGCTCTGATATCACTAAAGACATTTATATGTCCAGTCATATAGATTTTAATAGATGTTGCTGGAGTTTCTAGACTAACAGGTTTAGATGCATAAACAAAAGAGTTTGGATCATCTATAACTGTGGATGTTCTAGGATCACTGGAATAATCAGTGATTGGGTTATCAACTCTATTGGACGTTAGGATAACAGCAATTCTATCCAAATCAACTATTGGTGAAAGGTTTGGATTATTAGTTGTCATATCCAAAGAAAGAGTAAATGACTTATTCTTAGGTAATCCAGATAATGATGTAGTTTCGTTTATACGTGAAGCAACTATTCTAGGAGAATCCATATAGTTGTCAGATATCAAACTAATATCCTCAAATCCTTGATCTTGGAATGGAACTTCTGTTCCGTCCATACTCTTACCACTTACAGTTCTAATCTTAGCAGTTAAGTTAGTTCCAACAGGAGTAATATTCTCAATGATAGGGGTTACAATCTCAAAAGGTACATTCTCAGTAGGAAGTATACCTTTTCCACCAGTTGACTTAGTTTCGTTGAAGTGGAGTTGTGGAAGACTTGTGCTTGCAGATCTATCTACACCATTCTTAGAAGTGTCAATCTTAATAGTATAGTAATCAAGACTAATAGGATCTGTAACAGTCGCATCAGCAAGATTGTGATTGGTATTGATTCTTCTTAAAGATATACCATTCAATTCATATTTTTCAACAGTATCACCAGAATAGTGATTAACTGATAATGTTCCATCTA